AATTTTTTTATGTTTTTGATTTTTTGGATTAGTGAAAATCTGGATAGGGGGGGGGGTAGGTGTCTGTAGAATACTGTTAGAATATTGTTAGAATACTGTTAGAATACTTTACCCCCAAAGTTAAAATTTATTGTATATTTGTTAGATAGGTTAGTCCTAGAGGTAGGAGGGGGGTGTCCCCCCATAGGGTGGGGTGTCGAGTAATACTCCGATTGAAAAACTCTCCTCATATATAGATAATATTATGATAATTTTCATGTATTTAAATTTATGTCAGTAAAAAGTGTAATTTGTCAGTAAGATTAAGCCTTTACTGACATAATAGATGTGCCTCAATGCATTGGTATTACTTGATTTGAAGGCTCTTGAATTGCATCAAAAGTAAAATGGCATAAAAGATTTAGTTTTATGTCTTAGAAAAAAGAATGAGTAATTCCAATGGTTCTATACCCTCAGTAGGTATATTATGTCAGTAAATATGTCAGTAAATGGTATAAATATGTGTAGTTATCCACAGGATATAGGCAGTATATGGAGGTATAAAATAGCCCTCCCCCTATTAAAATAGTACCCCCTTATTTTTAGATACCCCCTATTAAAATAGTACCCCCTATAAAAAAAGAGAGGGGGCTATTAAATTAGCCCTCCCCTCTATTAAAATATACTAAGGTATACTTACATATTAAATTCTTTATATAACTCCTCTAAATCCATCTCAGAGCTTTCTATAGTAACATTAGTATCTTGTACCTCTTTAAGCCTACCTTGATTTTTAAGTACTAACTCTACTGCCTTTATCTGTGTTTTCTCATTGTGAGAGTTCAATAGCTTTTGTAGTACAGTATATGCATCATTTAATGCACCTCTCTGGAACTCATCAGCTACTTCCTGTAGATAATCATTAAAATCTGGTCTTAGTTTCCATCTATACAGAGTTGATCTATTAATACCATTCTCCTCTGCTATTTGGTACTCACTTTTACCAGTTACTCCTTTAAGGGCTAACTCCTCTGCAACTTTTTTCATTGATGCATCTAAAGGCTTTTTTTTGTGTTTTTTCATTCTGTTTTTTCACCTCTTTATACAGTTATTTTAGTAAATTTACAACTTATTTTATCAGTTATTTTACAGTATTAATTTTACCTCTAGGGCTTGATTTTACTGTATTTTATTGATTTATTTATAGTTGATTTTACTGTTAGATTTTTCTGTTTAGTTTAGTAGATATATACTATTTGTTATGTTCATGTTATAGTGCAACATAAAAAGCCTATTTCAACCTATTTTTTAAAATTGTAACTATATTGTAATAACTGTAACTAGATCATAAATACAATGATTTTACAGAGATTTTACAATGATTTTAATGCTCAAATTTATAATAAAAAAAGAGTACTGGGGGCTATTTAAACCTCCAATACTCTCTCAGTAATTTATTTAATTCTTAGAATAAAGTCCATCCCTCAAAAAAGAACCCTATAACATTATTTAATGCCTTTTCTACATATGGGCTAGTAGCCTCTATATATAAATCTAATAAATGTAACATTGCTCTTACTATTCCATAAGCCCCTAATACAAAAAGTACTAATACTATTAAACTACTAATTATTATCATCTTTTGCTCCTTCTTTGTAAATGTTCTTTCAAAACTTTCGATTTTTCTTAATATTTTTCTTTTCATTTTTTAAATCTCCTTTATTATTATTTTTGGTAATTTTTTATGTGTCCCTCTGACAATATTTATTATATATTATTGTAAAAAATAAGTCAACATTTATTTTACATTTTTATTTAAAAAAATATTTAGTCATTTTCTCCATCTGTTTTAAATACTGTAACAACTTTATAAATTTATATAAATTTAGGTAATACAGATTTTAATACAAATCATACCGTTCTATGAATTAATCCCTTTTTTAAAAATTAAAACAAATATTAAGTAAAATACTGCTTTTGATATGTATAGTAATACAGATTTTAATACAAACTTAATCAAGATCAATAAATTAACCACTCCAATATTTAATACAAACTACAATTCTAGGTTATATTAATCAAATTTGTTAATATCAGAATTTAATACAGGGGGTAGATGTAAAGTGTAAAATAAAAGCTATGCTCAGAGCCATTTTAAGCTCTTTTAAAATAGCCCCCTGTGTGTTTCATCCTTTACAAAAATACTCTCATACAGAGGATTTTTATTTTTTATGGGTTAATCCATGAAATCTGGAAACTCACTAACGGAATCTTGTATCTCTATATACTTAGTGTAATCATACAATCTGCTATATAATTTTTGATTTACGGTGATAAGCTCATCCAATTCATAACACATTACCCAGAACCAATTATCTATTAAACCGATATAACCCCTGTCCTTACAGTTAACATATCGTCTAGTTACTGCTTTTACTCTCCTTTTTAATGTTCGTATTAGTTCTGCAGTCGATGTGTTTATTTGAACTAAGCAGCTATATCTATCATTTGATACATCGTAATCGTCAACCACCCTAAAAAAATGGAATTTACCATCGTGGGTATCTTTGATTATATTCAACATAGTAACCTCTAGGTTGAATAGCTCAGATAGTTTTAAGTCACCTAACTCAAACCTGCATCTTTCAACGAATACCCCCTCATCGTCATCTAACCTATACTCTATACAGTAACCAGTTTTCTCATCAAAAACTCTTTTATATCGTTCCCTTAATGCCCTCTCCATTATTTACCCCTGTAATATTTCATCCCACTACTTACTTTTTTACGAACTGGTGGTTTAAGGTTTATATAATTTTCTCCATATTTTAAACAAGCTATTTGCTCCACTAACAACTTATTTCGAGCTATTAATACTGTTATCCTATCATATATATTTTGAAGTTTATTATTTAATGTAGGGCTTAGATAACCGTTTTTATAGGTTTCGACTACTATTTTATGCAATCTTTTATATTCAATCTTTAGCCTATCAATATTATCCTGTTCACCTGTATCGGGTAGATAATGTTTTGTTGGGTTTTCTTGGATGTTTTTTATGGACTGCTGCATCATACATTCACAACCGACTAAAGATGTTTCTAAATTATTTAGATCATCATCTAGTTGATTAACTTTTATTAAATCCACTTTACTAGTATTTGCATTATAATCAAATTTTTCAAGTCTAAACAATTCATCATTAAATCCCTTTTCATATTCAATGCATTTATTATTTTTGCAATCTATTAATTTATATGCTCTCATCATATGAACCTACCTCCTACTATATATATTTATATTAATCCTTATTATATATTTTATCAAATTTGTTTTCGTATGTAAACAAGTATACATATTATACTACAATAATAAACACAAAAAAAAGAGGTATTTTCTACCTCTTAGTAACTACTTGTAAATACATGACTACCTATAGTATATTTTATAGGCAATTTCCATAAATCACAATCTCTATCTACATATGTAGCCCAGAAACCTATGCAATTTCCTATAACATTTTTACCATTTAGGGCATCATGTACTGCTTTCTTTGTACTTTCTTTTGGGGTTATATTTAATCTACCCTTTCTCACCACTTGGAATTGATAAGGTTGGTAAATAACCCCTGTTATAGTATCTGGAAACCTTCTATCCTTAACTCTATTTAGAACCACTTGAGCAACTGCTACCCTACCATTGTAGGGTTCTGTACCACTCTCAGCCTCTACTAGTCTATATAATAAATCCAGTTCCTCATCTGTAATATTATATTTAGTCTTTTGATGTTTTACAGATTGAGCAAAGGATGATTTATTTTTTACCACCCTTTGCTGCTCCCTTCATTCTTTGATCTTCAACTCTTTTCTCAACTCGTTTATTGTAGCTTTATTATCTTTTATCTTAATCTCTAATCTTTCTATCTCAGCAGTAGATTTATTTACATACTGAGTTAATTGTTGATTATGTTTATTTAATCTATTTACCTCTAGCCTGTAGCCCTCTATACCACTCTTTAACTCGGTATTTTCTTTACCTTGTTCTATGTAGTGATACATACCTACAATATTACTCACTAATAAACCTGTTATCATTCCTAATACTAATATTTTTCTAATCCTCATTATTTTTGCTCCTTTTCTCTAGTACTTTTCTTTTCCCTTCTACCTCTAGTAATGTTTAAGTGGTCTAAAGTATCATTTATAACTGCTATCTGCTTTCTACCCCTTCTCTTTATTTGGTGAACTGAAAGTACAGGATATTCTGTTTTAGATACTTTATCTACATCCTTAGATTTTAATATATCTGCTAAAAACCACTCAGTTAGTAAATATAATAAAGGTTGTGGCATATATTCTCCTACCTCTACAAAATACTCCTCTGTTATATCTATTATTTTTCTCTTTTTACTATCAAGATCAATTGAATGCTTTATAATTTCCTCTATCCTATATGTATACCTATTATTTATGCTATTGATTAGGCATCTACTCATTACAAGACACCTCCCCCCAGACTTTTAATACCTTTCTTATCTTATCTTTTGACCTTTTCACATTATTAAAAGTTGCTTGGGTAGTGTAATTATACATTTTGGCAATCTCCTCAAGTGTATATCCTTGTATGAAATACAGGTTAAAGACATCTAATTGTGTTTTTGTTAATTTTGCCTTTTTAATTAATATTTCCATATCAACAATGGTATCTATTACATCAAAATTACTTGTATAATATGCCTGTTCCTTTAACATTGGTAAATTTTTTACTGTACTGTATACAGTCTTTTCATTGTAACGTATATTACTTTTATTGCTCATCTAATAATTTATTTATTATATTTAGTACCTCCCTTTGTAATTCCTCTATAGTTCTATTATTAACTATTGTTATATCAGCCTCTACTACTTCGGAAAACTGCTCCGTTTCGTGGCTTAAATCTTCTAGGTTGAACACATCCCCAGAGTTTAGCATTCTTGATAATCTAACACTCTCATCTGCCTCTATTTTGATTATCGTAAATCCATTTTCTTTTAATGCTTTTACCTCGTTTTCTTGTCTAACATCGGTTATAACTATTCTGTGATAATCTTCTTTTTGCACAGTCTTTAGTAGATAGTTAACCCATACATCAGCATCTAGTTTTCTCATGGATTGACCTATATATTGATAGTGTTTTCTAGGTTTACCTTGTTCTCTAGCAGTTGGAAAATATTTATCTATTATCTCACCTATACCATCAGCAAAAGCATATTTTTTAAAGTCATATTCATTAATAAGCCATTCCCCTATGGTATCCTTACCACTCCTCATTTTCCCTATTAAGCCTATCTTTAACTTTTTCATATGTAAACACCTCCATATTTTTTACATATATACAGTAAGCGAAAAATAAAAGTGTTTACTGAAATTTACAGTTTACAATAATCCGAAATTAGTGTATATTATAGTTATGTTTGGGAGATAATTGTGTAATCAAGCAATATTACACTCACCAAACTGGGAGCTATTATTTTTGGGGGTAAAAGTAAATGAGAAAAAACATCAAGGATTTAATGTATAGTAGCATTAATACTGATTTAAAGGATCTAGTAGATAAACACGGAGAAATAACAGTTAATTGTAAACTGGATGAGCTTTTGAAAGAAAGAGGGTTATCACAAAAAGAGTTTTCTAAAATGTCGGGACTTAGAGAAAACATTATCTCGGAGTTTAAAAATCTAAAAAAACACAATATTAATTTGGGTACTTTGGTAATTATTATGTGTGTTTTGGGAATAACAGATATAACAGATATATTAGAGATTGAATTTGTATTACGAAATTTACATCATGCAGTATAAATAAAAGAGAGGGCATTTAGCCCCCTCTTTTTTATTGTATATGTTCAGACGGTATTGTATTAGTTTCTAACTCTCCAACTAACATATCATTTAGGTAATATCTTAATACATATATATCTTTCTCTATATGTCTATATACCTTTTCTGCCTTACCATCAACCTCTAAAGTTGAAAGTAACTCAAGTTCATTATCCTCATACTCAGATGCTATAGTTTTAATTTGTGAGTAGTCCATTTCCTCACCCTTCATAACTGACCTAGTGTAATTATCTAAAAAAGATGCTTTACTATTATTTACAGTCCTATCTATCTTACCTTTCTTATCTAAAGCAGTTTTAACAGTAAATAATTCATCTAATCCTCCATGATTTACAGTTAATGCCTTTTCCTCTCCATCTACCATAAATACCACCATACAAGATAAATCTCTTATTTTATACTTTGTGTCCTTTGGTAAATTAGCCTTTTCTAATACCTCTGTCACAACCTCTTTTATTAAGCTATTAGCTTTTGTAGAGGCTACTGTTCCTATTGTTTCAATTCTCATATCTTTCTCCTACCTATCATACCATTTTTTTAAACAGTCCATATCACAGAAAACATTATCCATTTCATCCTTTATATAGGTTTCTGGTAAATAATCATTACAACAATCACAATACTTTATTAGCTCTTGTTCTTCTACACCATAATATTTTTCAACACACTCCTCACTACAAAGTAAACCGTGTTCAAGCTCTATATAGGCATCACCTTCTATAAACTCTCCACATTCTTCGCATTGATTAATGACTACACATTCTGGTATTTTTGTAATATAATCATCAATTATTTGTTGCTCTCTCATAAGATCCTCCTGTTTAATTTTTTTTCATATATACAGTAAGGGGTATTTTTAAATGTTTATTAAAATAAAAAAAAGAGTGCCTAATTATTGCACCCTCTTAGTCTTTTTATTACTACTATATCATCTGTATTTAATATAAAATCAATTAAATCTTTCATATTTTTAAAACCTTTCATATACATAGTTCTATAACCTAGAAACCTATATAGTAAAAATACATCTGATGTTAAACCATCGACCTCTATAATTTTTTCCTTCATCACTATCTCACCTCATTTATAATTTAGGGGGAGTATACCCCCCCCCTATTTTATTTTGAATATGGCTCTAAAAGTTTAGCCAATATATCTATATCATTAAAATCGTGTCTGTATAGATCAATCTGCTTATTATTATTTGTGTTTATGATTGATACACCACCATCTACTACTGCAATTAATTTATAATCCTTGTATATTCCTCTTAAATCCTTTATTATATTTAAATCCATTATATTATGCTCCTATCTTCTAGCCACTCTTTGAATGGGACACCTTGCCCCCATCTTTTACTTATTTCAATATCACATTTAAATGGTATTGATAACTTTACTGCATCCCTCTGTATTTCTGATATTCTTAAAATCTGTTCCTTAGTTGCAGTTTCTGGTATTTCTATTAATATCTCATCGTGTATAGTTGCCAACATTCTCCACTCGTCCCCAAGTGTTCTCAAGTGCTTTTCAACTTCTACCATAGCTATTTTCATAATATCAGCACTCGATCCTTGAATGACTGCATTTACCGACTGCCTATTCACTCTCATATATTCCTTTGATAGCTCCCAGTATTTTGTTTTTAAATCTCGAGGAACATTCTTCTCAGTCCAGATATTAAACTTTTCTTTTTTAACTATCTCCTGTACTCTTTTCTCTACTGCTTTAAACCTTTTGGCTACTTGAGGATGCCCAATAAATCTCCTTTTTCGACCGAACATAGTTTCAACATAACCTTGACTATCTGCCTCCTCGTGTTTACCATCTATAAACTTTGCTACATCTTCATAACTTGAGTAAAAGTCCTCTATTATTTGCTCTGCCTCCTCTACAGTTATGCCGACCTGTTGGCTTAATGTAAATGCAGATGTTCCGTACATTGTTGCTAATAGCACAACCTTTGAAAGTTTCCTCCATTTAGAACCATCTCCACACTCCTCTATAGGTTTCTTAAATACTGTAGATGCCAAAGACGAGTATAAATCTTTGCCTGTTAAATAAGGCTCTTTTAACTTATCATCTTTAGCCATATGGCTTAATACCCTCGGCTCGATTTGTGAGTAGTCACATCCCATGATGATTTTACCCTCTGGGGCAACTATTAGCTTTCTAGCATCATACGGTAAATTTTGTAGATTCGGATTATTAGATGCAAATCTACCTGTAGCAGTAGCACTTTGATTAAATGAGCCATGCAATCTGTTGTCCCTCTTACATACCTTTTGAGGTAGTGGCTCTATGTAAGTAGTTAATAATTTATTTAAAGCTCTATACTCTAAAAGCCTCTCAATATATTTAACCTCTGGATGATCCTTTGCCTCTTTTTTTACTATCTCTTTTAAAGTTGCTGCATCGACCTTACTTTTATATTTATCCTCTATTCCCCACACATTATAAATGATATTTCCTAACTGTTGGTTAGAGTTTATATTTGTATCTACCCCAAAGCCTTCTTTAATTTCATTCTCTAATAGTTCAATCTTGGCTCTCAAGTCTTGCCCATAGTCCTCTGCAAAATTTAAATCAATGGCAAATCCATTCTTCTCCATTTCATAACATATATTTGTTATAGGCAGCTCTACATTAAAATATAAATTATGTAGTTTCGGCATCTTATTAAAATACTCCATTATCCATAAATGCAATTTATATGTTAGGTGAGTATCTTTACAAGCATATACAGTACCTATATCAAGTGGTGTATTCTCAAAACCACCTTTACCGAATAGCTCCTCGTAAGTTAAAGATTTATCCTCAAATCCGAAATGCTCTCCGTATCGTGTAGCTAGGTTTTTAAGTGCAAAAGATGGCTCATTTTCATTTAATAAATGCATAGCAACCATAGTATCCATAAATAAGCCTTTTAGAGTAATTCCTTCTTTTCTCAATATATGCATATCGAATTTAGCATTATGTAAGACCTTCTTTAAATCCTCATTCTCTAAAGGATTTTTCAAAGCCTCAAATACATATGATGCCTCTAGTTGTTCATCTGATACATTGTGTCTAACAGGTATATAAACGTGTTTATTCGCCTTTGGTAAAGTCATAGATACCCCAACAATAATATCATCACCCCAAATATCTACTCCTGTAGTTTCGGTATCTAGTGCTATTATTTCCTCATCCCATAAAAGTTGGCATAGTGCCATTAGTTGGCTCTCTGTATCAACTAATACATAATTCTCTGGTTTTTCTTGTACCATCTTTCGGATGATGCCCTCTCTCCTAATCTCTTTTAACTGCTTATACAGATTAAGTGCATGGGATTTACTAAACTTAGATAAATCATCAACCCCCAATCCAATCTCACCCTGTTCTAGGGCAGTCTTTACATCAAGTAACCTATCTCGATCTGTATCTGTTATCCTACTCTGGAATATTGCTTTCTTTGTTGATCCTGTGTGTGTAGTGTACCCAGTTTCCCACACCTCCTCCCAAGTAGGAATATATTTTTCTTTCTTCTTAATTGCTTTCTTTACTCTCTCGATTTTCTTCGTATCGTTGTTTAAACTTAAATCTATTTTTAAATCCATAATGACCTCCAAATATTTGTTCAACTATGAAGTAAATCATTTTAATTATTGTTTACTCTTTTGTATTAATTTTTTAAACACAAATTATACAAAGATTTGCAATAAAAAAGAGGCTCTATTAAGCCTCTATTAAATCTAATTTATACAATAAATAATCTTCCTCAAACATCCATTTAAAGCCATATGCTGATTTATTTCTTATTTTCTTATTATGAACACCTCTACAAACTGAGGAAATTAATGGACTTCCGACCTTTCCAAAGTGTTCTAAAGCCTCTCCTATATAGTCCCATCTTCTCACAAACTCACCCTTTAAAGTTAGTTGTATAATTGGTTTACAATGTGGGTTATTAATTCCAACATGAATACCTTTTTCTTTCATCGTTCTACTTATTTTTGCTTTATGTTCCTCTGATAAATAATATCCAAATACATCGTATGGCATTTTTAAATTTCTCCTTATGTAATATTTAATTGGGTTTTTATGTAATTATAGATTACTATAATTAATAATTACAGTCAATAATATTATTATATTTCCAATTATTACCTCGTATAAAACAAGTCTTTTTTGGGTATATCCATTAGTTTATAACATATTTACTCCCGTCCTCATTGAAAATAATTACATTTTTCCCTTTCCTACAATCATAGACCCATCTTTTAACATTGTTTATATCTGATGGCTTACCGTATTTATAAATGTTATAGGCAAATCTTTTTGCAAAATCATCTTTATTTTTCAAAGTTAATTTTGTTAATGCTCCAGTATCAGTTGATTTATAAACAGATACCCCCATCTTTTCCCCCCTACGATTATAAATTACAATATCTGCTTTTTTGACCTTATCCTCATAATTATTTGAACCTCTAGCATCAATTCCTAGTTTTTGTAAACTATGTAGCAAGTTAACCTCATTAGCCATACTAATAAAATTACCCACTCTTTTCTCCATGTAGCCATTGGTAAATATATCACTATCCTCTCCCCATAAATCCAGAGTTAGTACCTCATATGGCTCTCCTTTTCGTCCATATTTTATAGACCAATTTCCTACTGGGTAATATTTCGATTTACCAGTAACTCTAATCTTACCACCATTAACCTCTGCCTCTTTTAGCATATTCTGTTTAATTTGAGCTGATATTACTTTAACTTGTATATCTTTTGGTATCTTCCCCTGTATAATCGGTCTTACTAGAGCAGGGTACATTGATGTATTACCATTTAAAAATCTTGATAACTCGTCTACTGCTTGTATTTTGTCATAACCTGTATAAACTTTCGTATTCATCCCCTATTTACTCCTATCTAATTTATTCATTTAATGAGTAAAGAGATTTACAAAATGTTTACAGGCATAAAAAAGAGAGGCTTTTAAACCTCTCTTAGTTTTCTAGTATGTTATATTTTATTTATGCACTTACTCTTAGTAGGAACTTTGTTCGATGTTGCTCAAACAAAAGATTTAATTCTTTTTCTCTATCAGTAGTACATTTCAACCCCAAATTTAACTCCTTTAGTCCACTCAACTCTATAGCCTTTTTTAACAAGCCTGTTAATACAATTATTGATGTATTATAGCCATAAACATCTTTTAAATATTTATTAGCATTGTTATACAAATGGGTTACTGCCGATTGATATGTTTGGGTTGCTTGTGTTCCAATTGTGTATTTATCGTAATCTCGTACTGTCCTACAAACTGATGGGTATTTTCTTTGAAACTTTTGGAATAATTTGAATTGCAACTCGGCTAACTCAAAAATCAATTCCTCATCAGACAAATCTAAATATTTTCCCTTCTGAGCCAAAGCTAGTTTTGTATTTGTAAAGCCCCAATCAAAATAATATATCCTTTCCCCTCTTTCATAATCCTTCTCCTCAGTTTCTTCCACCAAGCCAACCAAAGCACACAACTCTTTATAATGTTTTTCTTTGAAGTCTTTCACTACTGTAGTTGTAAAAGAGTTACATAGATTATTTTTTACCACATATTTATAAAAATCTTCGTCAGAGTACTTCTCCCCGTACTTTGCCCCTAATCTATACCATTTATTCATGCCTATCCCTCCTATGTTATTATAGGTAAATTGTAGCATATTTTTACAAAATAAGCATAAAAAAAAAGAGAGGTTTTTGATCCTCTCTCTCTTATTTAGATAATGCTCTTAGTAACCAGAATAACATCACACCATTTGCACATAAGGTTGCCTTTAATGGTTTAAGCCCAAAGTATAAAAATATTGGGCTAGATAGTACTGCTATTGATGTGCCTATGATATAAGCAACAATTAAAACTATTAGGGAGATTATGATCCCTCCAATTAATGTATATATTACTTTCATACTAGAAGAACATCCCCATTAAACTAGCAGATATTAAAGAAGTTAATACCCCACCTAGTAAAGCCTTGAACCCTAAAGAAGTTACCTCGTCAGCCTTTTCTGGGCAGAATGTTTTAAAGCCTCCTATAGTTATTCCTATTACAGAGAAGTTAGCAAAGTTGACTAGAGCTATTCCTAGCATTGCCTGAGTTCTAATAGATAAAGTACTCATTACCTCAGTTAAACCACCTATAGCCACATACTCATTTACGGCAGTTTTTAAACCGATAGCTGATGTAAATGTAGCTATCTCATTAGATGGTATTCCCATTAATTTAGCTAGTGGATAAAGCATTATAGTAAATATCTCAGTTAAAGATGTACCGAACCATCCTAGAACAAAATTAACCAAAGCTATTAATGATATAAACCCTATCAATACTGCTCCTACCGATAAAGCTATATTTAAGCCATCCATAGCTCCAGAACCTATAGCATCAAATATATTAGAATGCTCAGAACCCTCTATTTTTATTTCTGTTGTTTTACTTTCTTCTGTTTCTGGCACTAACATTTTAGCCATTAGTAAAGTAGCGAATGGGACTGTTGCCATTTGTACCATTATATATTCCATGTTTATCCCCATTGTAGAATATCCTAAAACCACAGATACAGATACAGAGGCAAATCCTCCTAATATAACTGCAAATAATTCTGACCTTGTTAAATCTTTTAAGAAAGGTTTAGTTAATAATGGACTTTCTGTAGCACTTAAAAATGCATTACCAACTCCACAAAAACTCTCTACTGGAGTAGTACCCATTATTTTACTAACTAGCCCACCTACAACCCTTACAAAGAATGGTATTACCTTTAAATAGTATAATAGAGCTATTAATGACCCTGTAAAACAAATTACTGATAATACTGTTATTGCAAAAGCACCTGTTCCTATTAAACTATCACCAAATACAAAAGATATTCCCTCAGAGCTAAATCCTAACACAGTAGTTATGCCATTAGAAATACCCTTTAAAATCCATTGTCCTATTGATGTTTTTAATACAAAGAACATCATTACTATTTGGGCTAGTAGTCCTATACCAACTGTCCTCCAGTTTATAGCCTTTCTGTTCTCTGAGAACAAATAACCCACACCTAATAAGAAAATGGTTGTTAAAATTCCATACAAAATATTCACTTTTCAAAGTCCTCCTATTTATTTTTATTTATAATAAACCTCTAGCCCTAAGTATACTGGCTGCTCTGCTCCTAATCCTTATATGGTTATAAGGTAAATTAAAGCCAGATGCATGACTAAACTTAGTGGTAAATGGTTTGTGCCATTTTACTTTTTTACAAATCTCTGGGTACTTCTTTTGCAACTCCAGTAATTCGTTACACCATCTATCAAAAGTTGCATCATCAATTATATTCATGTCATACTCATAATAAATACAAGAATGTACTAAAATCTGATGCCTCCTCCTATTTACCAACTCTCGTATCCTCTCCGAGTTCTCCATTGGTTACCTCCTATTGTTATTTACAAATATTAAGTAATAAAAAAGGAAAGATGTTTACCACCTTTCCGATTTTTTTAATTTATTTTTCTTTTCTCATTTCCTTTAATTTATCAGTAACTAATTGCACCAACCTTTGAGCATCTTTTGGATTATTTACAACATCCGTAGTATCCATATCTATTACTATTATTGGTGAGGCTTTGTAACAATGTTGTACCCAATCATCGTAGCCTTTCCATAAATTATAGTAATACTCTTTAAGGGCATCATCTAACTCGTACCCCCTCCCCCTCTTTTTAATTCTCTCAAGAACTGTATCAAAAGAGGCTTTTAAATAAACCATTAATTCTGGAGCTTTCTTTGGCATACCATCAATTTCTTTTAACATTTCCTCCAGTAGATCATCGTATAAATCACTCTCTAACTGAGATATTCTACCCAGTTTACAATTTACATCCTTAAAATATTTATCTTCCCACAATGACCTATCTAAAATATTATTTGGGTGAGATTGAGCCTCTTTTATACTTTTAAATCTACTGCCCAAAAACTCTAACTGTAAAAGGAATGGGTATCTTTTAGCCTGTATTTCCTCCTCTGAGGCAGTATAAAATTTCTCCAATACTCTGTTATTCTCTACCTTTTCATAAAACACTTGAGAACCCAGAGCCTCACCTAAAATCTTGGCACAACTAGTTTTGCCCAATCCTATCATTCCACCTATAACAATCATCTATTAAAACTCCTTTTTCTTTATCATACTAAATATCACATTGCTTAGTGTGTTTAGAACCTTTTCTTGTCGTTCTAAAGTCCTCTGTAACTCTAAAATTTCTTTATCCTTTTCAGAGATAACTTCCTTTTGATCTTGTATAATAGTATGTAAACCCTTTATCTCATTTTCTATAGATAATAAGGCTAATGATTTAACCATTATACCATCCCCCCTGTATTTAACTCAGAGTAACATTTCCTGCATAAAGGTGTGTATTTATCAGATGAGCCTATGTCTATAGTTTCCTTATTAGCACCCTCTATATTTTTTCTAGCTGATATATGAGCATCGTTCCCACACTCATTACAAACTGCTTTAAACTTATTTATCACATCAGCATGACACATTAAAGAGCCTGTTACCGTGAATGCAGCATTGTCAAAAGTTAAATCTAGCCCCGAGCAGTAAATCACTTTACCCTTATCTAGTAATCTTAAAATATCGTCTATAATTGTAAAATTAAAGAATTGTATCTCATCAATTAGTATAACATCAGCCTCTAGTACTTCATCACAATAAATACTATCATTTATATCTACAACCATTGACTGAGTATAATCAGATGCCTCCCCGTCATGGCTCACTATTTTAGTATTAGAGTACCTAGCATCTATAGTAGGCTTTATATAAAGTACTTTATCTTTAGCTATTGTATGCCTCTTACCTTGCCTTAATAGTTCTGTAGTCTTTCCAGAAAACATACTCCCTACATTAACAGTTAATTTCCTTTTCATCTTACACAATCTCCTCACTTAAATATTTTTTAGATAGTGATATTATTAAATCATCTTTTCTACAAATTAATCTAACTGTAGGATCTTCATCTATAGCCGATAATAAATAGCCATAATCTTTAAGGATTTTTCCATTAAAGCCTACGATATAATATTTATCACCGTAAGAGCTGAATATTCCTAAATCTCCATCACAATCTACTAAATCACCTAAAAATATACAACTAACATTCTTTTCTATGTGATTCTTTATTGTTGCCATAATCATTACCTCCACATTTTTATATAAGATAAGTCAGTATATTTTCAAAATGTTTACATAAAAAAAGAGGCTATATTAATAGCCCCTGTTTAATAGCATAAGCAATACCAACTGCAATAGCATCAGATATATCATCTGAGTAAAATTTCATACTCTTTTGATCCTCTACTAGAAAGTTTCTAACCTCATCCATGACCTCAGATTTACTAGCCTTACCATCACCAGTAACTAATTTCTTTACAGATGGTGGAGTTATTTCTACTATATCCTTATTCCCTAATTGATCTAAGCAGACATAATCCACTAAGCCAACCACTCTAAATATGGTTTGTGTTTCAGTAGCGAACCTACTAAAGCCTCTCTCCCTTACAATATGTAAATCCTCACATGATTTTAAATCAAATTTAGATATAAAACCATTTAAAGCATTATTTATCTCAACTAATTTTTGTGCATTAGTCTTTTTCCTCTTACCAGTTAATCCTTTATTGTCTACATATTCATAGCCTAATACTTTAATCTTTTTATCCTCTGTTATTGATAGTAGTACCATAGCAGGTAAATTCATTGATAAATCCATTGATAGTATTTTCATTATTCCGTTTCCCCCTTGCTGCATACTCCTTTATAGGTACAAAACAAACATTTATCCTCCTCTTTTGGTGGAACTTTCTTCTCCCTTACACATTTAGTTATATATGCATATTTATCTAACAATTCTTTTATATCCTCATCTTTAACCTTATGGTAAAATACCCTAAAATCAAGTTTAGCATCTGCTCCTTTAGTCCAACCATCTTTTGCTAAACTTTCATACATTATTAAATGCTCATCTATACCAAACAGAATAGCATAAGCAGTACATTGTGTTTTATGCCCTTCTTGAGCATCTTTCATTTTATAATTACCTACTGCTCCTATAGTAGTTGATTTAGTTTTAAACTCAAACCCTACCTCTTTATTTTCTTCTTTGTTTATCAGAATACCATCACACATTCCATATATCCCAAAGGTTTCTCCATTATGTTCTATAATCTTAAATGTTTTTATATTCTGCTCCCATTTCGGCAAACCATTATCCATTTTAGATACTTTAAACATAGCATCTGGCAACATCTTTTCCATATACAGTAAATCTTTTTGTACTGCCTCATGTACTGCCGAGGCATTCCTAGTCCATCTACGATGATAAGGGTAAAATGGTATTTCGTCCTTTTCGTATTTTAATGCCTTATAAAATAATTCTCTGTTACATTTAGATGCCCCAGACGGTGAAAAATATGTATAACCCTCCATTCCTTCTGGTATGTGTGGTTTTACTATATTCTCTACCTCTTTTACCTTTTGCTCTAGTAGAACTTTCTCAATATCCACATCTGCATAATAATCTAATGTGTGTAGATCATTAAACATATTATACAAAGCAGATGCCATTTTAAGCCCACTCTCTGGTATAGCCTCAACTACTTGCTTTTTTAACTTAGTAGCCCCAGTCCTTGAAAAAATCAAATTACTCATAACATTACTCCTCCTCTATATTCAGTCATTAATAAAGTCAATAAAAAAAAGAAGATGTTTATTTACATCCTCTTTTATTTCAGCAGTCTTATATTAAATTAGAAAGGTATTTCCTTATCTGCTTTATTTTCTTCCTCTGGTAATTCCATTCCGAAATCAGCAACAGGGAAGTTAGCCTCATGTAAGACTTTAACCATTAAATCCTCTGTTCTTGGGTTTAATACAGTACTGAAAAATTCATCAGTAACAACAATACCCTCTAAAGCATCAAATTGCTCTTGGTCATAGCCTTTCATTTTTATTATTGGATTTAATAGATAGGCAGTTTCAGTCTTTTCACCTTCTTTTTTAAGGTTAAAGGCTAACTCGTCTATCTCATCCTTATATTCTTCTATTGCAGATATTAATTTCTTTGCCTGTCCTTTTGATACATCTAATATCATTGTTGTACCAGTTTCCATATCTCCGAAAGCAAATACATATCTTTTCTTAGGTCTTAATACCTCAAATTCCTCTATACCAGATTTAGATGCAGTACATAAAGGACACTCTTTACCTAATACCTCTATACAAGGTTGAGTATATATCTTATGGTTAAACGATGAGTGTGCTTTATACTCTACATAATCATTTAGTCCTAGTATTCTTACTTTTCTACTTTGCCCAGATTTTAGGCTTATCCTCACTTTTGATAAATCAACATTTTGCCTGTTTATGTTTTCTTTTGCTTGTTCTCCTCTAGCAGTAAATATTGCCATAAGCAGTACCTCCATTTTCTTCTTTTTTTTCTTCTTGGTTTTCTTCTTTTCGTCAATAGATTTTATACACAAAATTAAAATAAAATAAAAATCACTTAAAAATATTTTGATAAGATTTAGCTTTAATGAATATAAAACTATAGTATTACCTTTTCAAATTTATTTTTTTCTGCAAGGTTTCTCACCTTACATCTATAAAGTAATATCTATTTTATTTTGTTTACCTAAAAATTTAAAAAAAAGGAGAAAAATTTTTCTCCTTTTACCTTTATCTAAAATAAATGAGCATAACCATTAGCTAACATATATTTATATAATTTATCTTTTAATTTGAATATCTTTACTCTCTCAGTAGATGTATATTTTTCTATCCCTAACTCTTTTTTAATCCTCTCAGTAGCTTTATGACCACCCAGTTCGTAAGCATATAATATTTTTGCTTTTGGATGTATCTTTACAAACTCCTCCAGAGCATCATATATAGTTTTTTCTTTAAACAGTTTAGATTTGTCTGCATATTCCCCGAAATATTCATCTTTTAATTCTTTACCTGTTAAAAGTGCCTTATGCTTTTGATTAGTTGCTGATTTAAATAAGTTGATAAATGCCTTTTTAACTCTATAATAATATAATTTCATAAATGCATTAGGTGTAGCATTAGGATCAAAATCATTTACTAATCTCACTAATACCTCAGATAGTGCCACTGAGTAGTAATCCAACTCACAAGCTCTAATTTCTTCATTATTCTTTAAGTTTCTAACCTCATTATCACAGAACTTAGTTATTTTAGGATAAATCATTTTATACAGTTCTGTATATGTATCTTGCCACTCAAAACTATCTTTTTCTAAGGTTTTTAATTGTACTGCTAAATATTCTATTTTTTCATCATAAGTCATTTTTAATTGTGTCATTGTTTTTCTCCCCACATCTTCTGTTTTTCTGTTATTTAAGTAAGGAAAAATTTAAAATGTTTACTCTTTTTTTAAAAAAATTATTAATTATAGTAATCAATGATTTAATAGTAAAAAAATATAGGTGTGCCTACTTTGATAATTACAGATTATCGAAATCAATAATTTTAAGCACAAAAAAAGAGTTCACAAATAACCCCCTCCAATTTTACGTTGAAGTGGTCATTGTAAACCCTTTTTATAATTCTATAATAATATAATATACTTAAATTTTCCCCACATTAAATTATAAATGGTAAATGTATGTTATCAAGTAAATATTTTCCCTCAATTAAAATATTTTTTTCCACATCATTTACATCCTTTACACCTTCTGGAAATACAAAAGATTTAAGGCTAAAGTATGGTGATAATTCCTGTATTAATGTATCATGGATAGCCCTACCCACAGTATCGTTATCTGTGGCTATTACAATGCTCGATGCCCCTGTTTTTCGTAGTAGTTTTAATTGACTTTCATTTACTGAGGCTCTACCTAAAGCGACTGCATATAAACCACATGACCATAAATACAGGGCATCTATCTCACTCTCTACAATCCATATTTCTTGAGCCTGTTCATTCATTACTTGAGATAGTCCAAATATATGTTTTTTGATAGGCTCACCCTTTTCTGCATAGAAAAACTTTTTATCCTCAGTATTTCTATATTTAATATTTATCAGCTTTCCGTTTCGATTATACCATCCCATTCCGACAACCTCCTTATTATCTATAGTAGTCTGGAATGTTCCAAATAATTTCTGAACCTCAATACTGATGCCCCTACTATATAAATAATTAGAGTAACTATATTCGGCTTGTAAGTCCAGATTATACTCAGCCTTAGAGAAACTACTGGCTAGGTTTATTTTTAATTCCAACTTAGATGCATCTGAGAAATCCACAGAGTATTTCTCCAGTAGATAATCCTCTATCTCCTCAAACGATACCCCTCTTATATAAGCTAGGAATGATATTATATTTCCCTTTCTTAAATGATCTTGCTCTGCTCCACTATCTACCCATAACCCATTTCCTAAGTTGATAGCGAATGATGGTCTGGTTTCGTCCCTAAAAGGACTACAGGCTTGTAATTTATTGTCCCTTATTCTGGAATGATTAAAGGAGATATTTTCTATCTCCTCCAAATAATTTATATCTAACTCTATTCCTCTAACTATCATCTAATAAAACTTCCTTCTTAGATATATTTTTCTTTTGTTTACCCTCCCAGAAATCTCACTAAAAGAGCAGTCTTTGTGATGCCACTCTATCAGTTCTATTAAATACTCAACTCCTTGATATACTATCACTTGCCCATGATTTACTGGAACAAAACCATCATTGTAACTAAATAACAGATCTGCATTCTCCCTTCTGAATAGATCATCTTTTAATACATAAAATTCACTCATTATTTTTCTCCTCTCCCTCTGTTCAAATACATAAAGTAACTAATTAATATTCCATATAATATTCCTACACATACCCCTAAACCAAACTCTATAGTTTTGGTACTCAGTACAACCATACAACATACCCCCTATTTAAATATAATCAATAGCAGATGCCTCTTTAATAATCCCCCTATTGAAATCACATTGTAGTGTAAGCTCTTTATCCACGTTAGGAGTTCTAGTCTTTGCCAGTTTTAGTTTTCCTATCCCGTCTGCTTGGTCGAAAGTTAAAATAGTACAAGCATCTTGTATTACTGCTACGGTTTCCGAATATTGATGTAATTCTGGAGGTTTCGGTATTCTTATTCCAGTATCTTCATCTGATACCCTATTCTCCTTTTCTGCCGATGTTGGGGTTTGATGTATTACTACACCTACAACTCCATACTTTCCAAAGACTTGTCTTAGTTTTCTACTTGTACTAGTCATAGCATCTCTATTGCTGCTTTTACCTTTGTGGTTCATTAGATTAAAACCATCTATTATAACCATCTTTATATTGTCATTAGCTTGTAAATCTGCCTCTATTACATCTATAGATAGCCCATTCTTTAAATCCTCCATTGTTTTTACCATATATGGTATATCTTGATCCTCTGGGTTAAATTTTTCTAAGTACCTAAAATAATTATCTTCATTATATAAATCACCACTCTTTAAAGCCGAGTTCGTAAACTTACCATGCAAAGTATCTAACCTTTGTAACTGTTGTTCTTTTGATAATTCTGGTGAGTAATGCAGCACTCCAAAGTTATTAGCCCATGCAGTTACACCTATATCTGAGCCTAACCAAGATTTACCTCTGTTAGTATATGCCATAATCAATAAGTAATCCCCTAACTCAAAGCCTCCACCTAAATATTTCGTTAAAGTCTTGTATGGTGTCGGTATATATTTAAAAGTCCTTTGCTCCTTGTTTAGTCTGTACCATTCGGCTCTCTCATCCCCATTTGTAGCAAAGTTCGTGCCTAGAGCATTATCCATTATAGATAACTCCTTTAACTGACTCACCTCTCCATGCAGCCAGTTTACAAACTTAACTCCATCAAGTTCTGCGAATTTATTTGCTACCTCATTCTGGATTAATTTATAAGCTCGAATTTTTGCAGTTTCCTGTTTTAACTTTTTGCATAAGTATGCAAGATTATCAGTAACATCTGGCATAAAATCAAAATCCTCAAATTCTTCTACCATAGCAGTAAATGATGGCATTTCTCCATATTCATATTTAAAATCCTTTACAAACTTAAACATATCTCGGCATGATGTAAAATCATTTTCTGTTATATTATATTTCGTCAGCTCATGTAAGCAGTTCTCGTTTATTACCTTATTAATTAATTTTAATTCTATTACCATTATCTGAATAATCCTCCCTTTCGATGATCCTCTCCTTTAAAACCTACTGGGTAACATTGCCCCTCTATTCTCGATACAATTCTATCTCCCAGAATATCTCCCATACTATTAATTGGATAATTAGAGGTGTATATTGTAGCTCGATCCTCCGTACATCTAGTATCAATCACATCGTATAGCTCATTTTTAAAGGCATCTGTTAAATCTCTTATACCTATATCGTCAATAACTAATAGCTCAACATTTTTCATTCTGCTTAATAATGCAAAATATTTTGTAGACATATCTTGCTGATTAGAATATCCTCCCCTAAACTGAGAGTTATAGATATTCTGCATTTCCGAAAGTTTTATAAACATAGTAGGGTTATCACCGAAATTAAAATCATTTCTGATAAACTCCCCAACTCTAGCAATTAAATACTCATGTAAAATTGTTATTGCCGATGTTGTTTTCCCTGTACCTGTCCCTAGTCGATTATTAACATTAGGAACAGAGAACAAATATAACCCCATGCCTTTATCTTTTACATATCTCAAAACATCCTTGCTATACTTCTCTATAACATTAAATGCATTCGGATTTTCCTCCCTTATCGGTAAAGTTTCTATAAAACAATTTTCGTATTTTTTCGGTACTCTCGTACTGCCCCAGTAACCACTATTACCTTCAATACCATGCAGCACAATATAAGGAAAACATTCCCTATTACATTGATCTGTATTTATCTTAGAGCATTTCTTTTTAAATTTGCAGTCCATGTGTAACCTCCCTGTATCAATTATTTTCATAGATACAGTAAGAACAATTTTCTATTGTTTACTTTCGTGTATTAATTTTTTAAACAAAAAAAAGAGAGGCTTTTACCTCCCTTATCGTTTCATATCGTTTATTTACTTGATAAACTTAGATAATGCTCCAGTCAATGCTTTCCTCTGCCCTTCCGAAAGATCATCCTGTTTAGACTCACCACTTTGAGGTGGAGGGGCTTGGAAATGAGCTTGTTGTACTTGCCCAATCATTCCCCTATTTATCATATCCTTTAGAACTGCCACCAACTCTGATACCTCGGAGTTTTCTTTATTCTTTTGCATATCCTCTCGTATTAACTTTTTTACATAAGAAGTAAAAGATATATCAAGATCATCTAAGTAATTCAAAATATCACAATCTTTTATCTCATTAAAAGATACTGGCTTTATCAAACTAATCACTCCCTACATCTTAGCTACTAATCTAAGTATTTTACTATTTACAAATTGAGCATCCTTTACTTGCTCTGCATGAGTGTAGTGTTTTGTAAAGTATTTGAAAGTAGAATAAACACCACCACCGAAAATTGATATTTTTTCAACCTGTCCTACTTTAAATTTAGCCTCCTCTATAGAAGATACTACACCATCCACAAACTCCTGTACCATTAAGTATATAGCAGATATATCTACAGGTACTTGATTTATTGGTATTATTGTTTTTTCCTTACAGATTATTTTTTCTATATCTCCAGTAGTAAATGAACCACCATAATTATAATTTAAATATTCTGCTATATTTAGATACATATTTGTTATACTTGCATCTAATGTTGTGTAATTTACAGGGGACATATCTTCCCACTCTACAACGTTGATAGTTCCACCACCTATATCTATAGTTAATTGATGGCTCATATCTTCATTAAGAACAGGTAAAGCACCCTCTATAAAGAATTTTAAATCTACTATCTCTATTGTATATGTATTATATTTTCCAGTATTCTCATCTTTTATAGCAATGTCTTGAACTCCCCAACTTTCTATTATAGAACGAACTTCCTCGACTTTTCTTTCAAAGTTCATAATCGGTAAGCCTAAACAAATTTTAGCTCTTACATTTCTTTTTCTTCCAGATTTTAAAGCTATTGCAGTAAGCACACATAATTTATATGCATCTGTTGAATATTTAAACTCACCCATTACTGCCTTACCATCACCTACAACATAATCAACTCCATTATAATTGACTTGGTGTACTTCTATTCTTTTATCTAACTCTAATTTCTTTCCTATTTTTACCTTAGTTGCAAATTTCATATTTGAGAAATTAGCATATGCATTTCCTATATCAAAACCTTCTGTTAAATTTGGTATTACTAATGTATTATTCATCTTGATCTCCTCCTGTTACCTATTTAAATTGGTAATCTCTTTCTTATTATTATTTTTTTATTTCTTGTTTCTTATTATATATATTTAAATCAATTCGTTGCGAATTGTTATAGACCTTTTTATCTCAAGCAAGTTATCTAAGATTTGATTTTTATATTATAACCGACTTGAGCGACTTGTTTTGTGTTTCTTGTCCTCTTGACAATATTTATTATATATCATATCAAAAAATAATGCAATACTTTTTTATATATTTTTTATATAATTTTATATATTTTTATATATACTTTATATATAATTTAGTCATACCAACAGTTTGAGCCTCATACCTTTTTCTAATTTTCTTTATTTTATATATATTTTTTATATAAATTTATATATTTTTATATAGCCCTTATATACATTACATATATATCATATAACCTTTATATAAGTTACACAATACATAGGCTTATACTAAGCCACTTTTAAAGGGGGTCAACATACATATTAAACTCATATATCTTTTAATTTCCATTTAAAAAAGGAGAGGTTCATCTGCCTCTCCTTATTTTTTCCTATTTCAATTTTACAGTTCCATAAAATCAGAATAATCTGCATCTATATAATCAGCAGTTTGATCTATCAACTGCTTACTTTTCTTATCTGCTTTTTGCTGCTCCAGTAAAACTCGTACTACCTCGTTGCATAACCATGAGCAAAGCATACCTATAGTTGGGTATGGGTATTTACTATTCCCCCATCTTGATGGGTATTCCTTTATCGTTAAATGTATAATCTCTACAATCTCATCAATACTAAAATTCTTTATAAGTTTGTTTTTAATTAAACCTAAATCCCTTTTATAGTTTATTACATAAGACTTGCCATATGCCTCTTTATATTGTTCTGCAAAATAATGTGCAAGGTCTTTACTATTCTTAATAACTTTCTTAGATGGTTCTATAACCTCCTCAGAACCATTTTCCGTAGTTTCTACAACCTTATCAGTAATTTCATCAACAGGACTATCACAACCTGTTACAAGGGCAGCCTCTCGTACCTCAAGTATATCCTCATCTATAGCATCTATATCAACTGTATTTATATCTCTATGATCCTCTATATCAATATCTTTAGGTGAAAGATCGAATATAGTATATACAGAGTTTTTACGTTGACCTGTTCCCCTTAAAACTCTATCTAAGATAGGCATTCCATTTATCTGTATCTCTAATAAGTTAGATACTGCTTTGTTTACAGTAGTTAAAGATAAACCTGTTATCTCTGCAATCTGTCTTTGTGTGGGATAGCACTCTCCTCCAGTATTCATAAATGAGGCTATTCCTAATAATACCGTAAGTTCCGACCCCCTCACATGATGGAGTAAACCATTCCTAATAGCAGTAACATCTATTTTTAAATAGGTATCATATCGAGTCTGCTTATTTGTAGCATCATGCTCAGTATTAAACACGATAGATAAAAATTTACCAGTTTCTATATTTTTCATTTTATCAAGTCCTCCTTTAATCATTACAATAACTAAAGTAATTACGATGATAAAATGTTTACGAATTATTGTTATAATTTTTGTAACAAAAGAACATACTTTATATAAATATAGATATATAGATATAGTAGGTACTTACGTTACAATATTTGTAACAATAAATAAAATATGCTTTTCACACTATAAAAGCCTTTTTAAGCTATATTTTGTATTTAGGTATATAATTACCTTATTTCTAAGTTAAAATTGCTTAGGAGGGCATTTAAGCCCTCTGAGTGCTATCTAAACACCTACCCCCTAGATACTACTCTATCCTCAGCATATGCTTGATCTATTACAGTAGTATCTACTTGATAGTATTTTGCATAATGTTTAGCTAGGTTAACATTAGTATCTAAAAGGTGTCCTTTACCTTCTAATATATCTATGTAAGTAGTGTAACCAATACAATCCCTAATAAAATTAAAATTTGGTGATGTATTTGGGTATACAGGTAAACCAGTTTTTGTATCTATTGGATAGCTTTGATTTTGGCTTTGATCTTGACTTTCTACAGTAGCAACTTCATCAACTTTAACCTCTGCCTCAACTTGAACATCTTGAACATCTTGAACATCTTGAACATCTTGAACATCTTGAGCCTCTGCCTCAACTTGAACCTCTTGAGTATCTTGAACCTCTTGAGTATCTTGAGTATTAGCAACAAATTGAGCCTCTAACTCTGTTTGAGCCTTTAATTCTTTTAATTGTTCCTGTAATCTTCTTGCCTCAATTCTTTTTCTTTGTTCTTCAAGTTCTTGCTCATAGAAGGCTTTTTCTCTATCTATATCAACGATTCCACCTTTATTATGATAAATCCCTAGTACATAATCCACAGTACTTTTACCCTGTAAATATGCAACATCTAAGCAAGGTCTAAGTAAAAACTCATCCATCCCTTTTAAAGTGTCCATTGCCCTAGTATCGTTTTTATCACAATTTAAAACTATGCCTTTTTTCTCACACATATCTAGCTTTTTCATAATTCCACACTCAGAGAAATTATACTCAAAGTAATCGGGAGCAGTTACAGGTACTGCCTCAGTTGTAGTAGCCTCTGGAGTTGTCTGATCTTCTTGAGTTGTCTTAGTTTTTGGGGCTTTAGTCCCTTCTGGTGGAGTGTCGTTTGTTGGATTAGGTTTAACCTCAACATCTAACTCCTCAGTTGTAGTAACTGCATTGTATTTGTAGATAGATAAAGTGTTTTTACTTGTACCCCTTTTAACCATTGTTATTATATCTAAATCTATAAACTCTTTTAAAAGTCTAGTGGCTTTATTTCTTGTTATATTTAGTGCCTCTGATACCTCATGTATTGAAGTATTGAAATATCCTTTAGGTAGATCTCCCTTTAATCTAGTGAAATTCTCCTTTTGCATTAACATATGATTTAGTTGTATTTTTTCTATGTCCTTTATTACATCAAATTTTAATGTTGTATTATCTAATTGATAAAATCCTTGTGTCTTTTCCATTTTTCATTCCTCCTAAGTTTTATGTATTTTATTATATATTAATCATTCCTAAATGTAAAGTCTTTTTTAATAACTTTTAATTTACTATGTTCAAATATCATTCAAATATCATTCAAATATCATTCAAATTTCGATTATTTTCGGAGCTTTGCTCCCCCTAATTAAAACCACTACAATATTTTTACGAATTTTTTTTAAAAATTCTTTTTATTACTTTCTAAATAGTATGCTAAAATCCGTACTATAAACTGTATCATAAATACCCTTAAAAGCATTCAAATATCTAAATTTAACTGTGTTATTTACCGTTTTAAACACATATCTAGCAACTATACTATTTGATATAGTGTAAATTTACTGTATTTTTAGGTATTTGATAACATATTTCTACAAAAATAGTAATTCATGTTTGCATACTTGTCAAGTAAAAATTGTAATATAGTAATAATTTATGTAAATTATTAAAAAAAGACAAAAAAAAAGAATGGAGCAGTTTACCAGACTGCTCCATCCAAGACACATTTTATTTTACCAATTCAAATAATACATAAAGGAGATGGGAAAGGATAATCCCAAATCTTTATAATAATATTTGTTAAAATTATTATAACATATATATCACTACAAATCAACACGATTTACAATATCTCTACATACTGCTCACTATCATTACCTAAGCAAATATAATTCCCGACTGCATTGCCATCAGCATCTTTAAACTTACTCTCCATACTAGCCCAACCATTCATACAATAAAATAGGTCTACTAATTGATCTTTAGAGAGTTTTCCAATGATAGGGTAATTAGTTCCTCGACCAGAACGAACATTTAACCTCGTAGCTAATACTTTACCCATTCTTTGTATATCCCCATTAGGTGGGTAGTTCTTCATAGTACCATCTTGTGGCTTATAGTTAGCTATTCTTTTTTTGAATTTCTCCAAATTTCCGTCCCTCTCAATAATGACTTGAGGGCATATTTTCCCAGTATAATCTTTATGCATCTTTACCTTAGATATAGGAATATTATGTATTTTCATTAACTCCCTAACTAAAGCAATAGCATTATCCTCTGCTAGTTTCTGTCTAGCAGCATCTTTAAACATACAAATCTCTATACCGATAGCTTTAGAATTACCACCCCCAACGTGCCAAGCCTTTTTACAAGTATCAATATGTTGATATATTTCTTTATCATCTACTGCAAAATGCCATGATGCCTCTCGGCTTGTAGGATCTTGGTTAGCCCTTTTTAACGATTTGTGGTAATTCACACTGGGTACTCCCCAGTTACCTGTATTATGAATGGCTATTTCTGTTGGATTTAAAACTGTATTTGGAATACATCTACCTTTCGGTAAAATCTCATTGCTATAAACTTTTGCTTTGTTTAAAGTTTTACCATGTTGTATAATTGCCATACCCTAAACCTCCTAAATAAAAATAAAAAAAAGAGAGCAGCATTGCCCTCTTTCTTCTTACTTAGATAACTGTTTATATATTTATAAACTTACTTTTTACAGGTAATTTCAATATCTATATCTTTTAAATCTTCTTTTAGAACTGTAAAAGATGTTATTAAATCCTTACCATAAAATGCTAATGATGATGTAACCATTCCAATTATCATGCCATCAGTAGTAGGATTTAATATAAAACCAATCCCAGTACCTAATAATATACTGATAATAGCCTGTAGGCTTTCCTGTAATGGTGGTTTCCATCTTTGAGTTATTAATTTTAGTGTTAAAACTACTATAACAATCTCAAATAAATCTAGCATATTTACCTCTATAAACAAACAATTCACCCCCCAAAAATAATAAAGGCTCAATGTATTACTGAGCCTGTTTTAGTTCTTTTAATTCTTTTATTTCTCTTTTTAAATCATCTATAGTATTAAGTGCATCTTGCAACCCAGTCCATAAAACACCTAGTACCGATAATTCCCTTACATCATACTGTTTAATACCCTCATCAGTTACATATGATGTACCAATAAGATCAAAGAATGCTTTGTTTTGTTCCTCAAGCTCTTGACCTAAAAAACCAACAAAAGTATCATCATTATTTAAAGTCCTATATTTATACGAATATAGTGGTGTATTTTTTATACCGTCAACAATTAAATCTTTTGTATCAGAGTATGATGATTCCTCATCATTTCTAGCCATCTGAGGTTGCTCAACAGGAACTATATCAGCTTTCTCATCTTTTGACGATGAGTAAACTGTTCCAGTAGAGGCATACAGAGATGCCCATCTATTCGACGAAGTTCCACAATAGGCAGAGCTATCTGTTAGTGGTACAAAAGCAGTATTTCCGAATAAATACCTCATCATTGTTTTAGACGAGTTATGACTTTCAATAACCCCACCATATACAGTATTTGCACTTGCTGACGATGTTAATTTTATACTACTATGACCTGCACAAAGTCTGCCTAAATACTTCTGAGTTCCAGTACTTCTATACATAATCACACCTCTCCACACATCCTCATAAGCTCCTATATTGATAGATTTTAGACTGACGATATTTTCTGTTACAGAAAGGTCACCATCAATAGTTCCACCAGTTAGAGGTAAATAAGGGTGGGTATGGTTTGAACTTGCATACCCAGTATGTGTATGATTAGCAGTAGCATATCCAGTATGTGTATGATTAACAGGGGATGCACCTATCTCGGCAGCAGTAGGCTTATTACCAGAATGATATATCTTTTGCCATTCTCTAGTACCTTGAGCAGTACCCCCTGTAGATTCAAGGTGTCCTGTTCTAAACCAAAGATCATTACTGGAATGAGTTGAAAATATTTGAAGTTGTCTATAATTACTATCCTTTGCAGACAACAACAGACCTAAACTGCTTGGATAACCTTGAGCAGAACCATCTGAGGTACTAGCAATAGATAACCCTAAAGGAACATTTTGAGTACTTGTTAAACCCGTTATACTTGCTCTAGGAAGAACACTTCCATCCACCATAAATTTAGCAGAGCCATCTGGAATACAATTAACCCCCACACCTTTCTCCCTAACAGACATTATCGGAGTATACTGGTTAATCGTAAGGCTTTTAACAACCTCATTAGATAATCCTGTATCGTCTTTGACTGTAACTGTTAAAGAGTATTTAGAGCCACTATCTAAACCTGTTTTACTTAATATTTGTGGAGATGTGGTTAAATTACCACTAACAACCCCAGTATACACTCTTTTAGAAAATCCTACGTTTGGTATTGTTGTATTTGCTTTTGTAACAACTTTTAAACTTACACCCTCAGCAGTTCTGTTTACTTCTGTAAATTCAATGCTTGGGGCTTTATATGAGTGCAACTGTATTTGTACTGCATCCTTTGTACTTTGTCTACCATATGATGTTTTTGCTACAACCCTAAATATATAGCCAGTTTCAGCCGATACTCTTGGTAATGTAACTGTAGTAGATGTTGTACTTATATTACTTTTTAAAGTAGTAAATGAGCCTGTACCTAGCTTACCTAATAAATCATAAGTAAGAGAGCCACCCAGTTTATCAGATGCACCACTCCAAGCAACTGTAATATCCTGTCTGTCTGGAATGAAATATGAGCCTCCAGTAGCTAGTGATACCTTACCTGTAATATTTACTTGAGTAGGTGGGGTAGGGTTAGCTCTTAAATCTATATCTACTGTAGCACTCTTAGTTGTACTAGAACCATAGTCATTAGTAGTTTTTAATTTCAATGTTAAAGTTCTTTGGTATATATATGAACTATCGGCAAATTTCTTTAAATCATCGAATTTGATATACGGAGTAGTTGGTACAGTTTCACCAGTTCTCCATATCTTTACAGTAAATGGGGTAGCAGCTACATTACCGTTATAAACGGTTATTTGGTCTGAATAAACCGTATATTTAAATGTAATATTACCGTCTGTATTTGATGCCCCTTTAAACGAGGCATTTATAACATTAGTATCTATATCAATAGAGTTATTTATTGTTAAACTAGCACCTGTTAACGTATTGAGTGTGATAATATTAGATGCTATAGGCTCAGACTTTTCTCCATAACTATCTACTGCCCAGACTTTGTAATAAATCTCAGAGCCTTGTCCGTACTCACTTATATCGTCAGTACATTGTGTAACATCTGCACCAACTTCTATAGTTGCTTTATGTACCTTATCTACATATCTATAAATAATATAGCCACTTAAATTACTATCAACTGCTTTCTCCCAAGACACTATAATTGATGAAGTATTCTCAGGTATAATACCTGTTTTATTAATTGAACCGACACCAGATAATACTGGTGGGGTATTCCATGTAGAGTATGCTATATTATAAGTTTTATTAAAACTAATGTTACCCCCTCCACTTGGTAACATTTCTATCTTTAGTGGAATTGTACCACCAGTAACTCCTACAGAAGTAGTTAACGTAGTTGTAAAGGTTCTATAAGCCTCTCCACCATACCAACGAGGGGATGCTGCTTTAACCTTTAATAACCCAGATGATACACCATTTAATGTAGCTCTCCAATTTATGGCATAACCATAAAATGCTGATGATGTACTACTATTAAGTTTTAATTTCATTGTTATTTTAAATGTAGCATTTGTTGAAGTTCTCCCAGTTTCTACTGCCTCTATAATGGTTTTGAAAGGTGGGGAACTACTAAAAGCTAACTCATTTTGAATAATTGCCATCTTTAAAATCTCCCTTCTATTTATACATACTTATACAACTACATAATCATTTTTAAACGAAAAAAGAGAGAGGCAAAAGCCCCTCTAGTTTATTTAATGATGAAATCAAATCCAGAGTTATTATCATCTGTAGTTCTTGATACCATTTCTATTTTATTGTTTATTGTGATTTTATTTTTAACCGTAAGATCACCGTTAACTTCAACATCAACATCCCCGTCAGCCCTAGTAAATTTATAATGTGGGCTACCTTCTTTAATTGCCCCAGTACTATTAAATACCATAGCACCACTATCATATTTAATTGAATGTGCATATTGACCATATGAGCCATTATATCCCATCCTTAAAACATCATCAGAATTATTAGGGAATATTAAGTACTTTTTATCTGTAGATAGGTTTAGTGTAGCATTAACCATATTTACAGACCTATTAGCTTTATCAAACTCTACAACCTTATTATTAGTATTACCGATAATTAAAGTAGTATCAATAAATGATGCATCCTCTTGTAGTTTAATAACCTCTTTAGCATTATTATTGCTGCTTAATGTGATTGAGCCATTAGTTGAGTTAGTGTCCTCAATTCTAATATTACCAATATCTATAGAACCTGTAACAGTCCCATTAAATTCCCCTTTTGTAGCTATTACAGTCCCATCCTGTAAAACTCTAAAAGGAGCAGCAGCTCTATTTTCATAGTTAGCCCCTCCCCAGAACCTAACAGATTTATCACTAGTTCCATCATCAGTTAGACCACCATTAGGTAGTATAACAGAACCCCTAACAACTGCATTATTTAAATAAGCATCACCAGTAGGAGTTAATTTGTAACCACTCTCACCCTCAACATAATTAAATGATGATACAGTACCTCTAATATCTGTATCTCCATTCTCAGAGATAGCAAAAGTAATGTTTTTCTTATTATCTTCTACAACTAAGCCCTTCGCATTGATCTTGTCAGCAGAGATAGATTTAGTATAAATATTACCACCGTTTATAAATGTTTTGTCAGCAGTACTATCATGCACAAAGTTTTTCTTTAACTCAGAATCAAGTGCCTCAAAAGAGATTAAACCAGTTATATCAATTCGCTCTCCAGAGATTTGACCTGTAGTAATCTGAGAGGCATCTAAAGACACAGTTTTTAAAGCCCCCACAAACCCAGTATTAGCAAAAATATCATCTATTACAAGTTTATTACCTGTGATACTTTCATCAGCTATTTTAGGGTTAGTTATAGCTCCATCAGTTATACCCTCAGAGTAAACACCGTTCTCATCATAAAGAACAGTATTCCCATCTGCTCCTCGTACTCTTAAACCATACAGAGAGCCATCATTATTAACATCACCAATAGCAACCCTTTCTACTGGAGTAGATTGAGCATCAAATACCTGTAATCTATTATTAGTCATTCTAAGTTTGCCATTTACACCAGAGATAGTAATTTTACCAGTATCAATCGTACCAGTAGTTATTTTCGCAGCATTGATGGATTTGATTTTGGCACTATCTATAGTTGCATCTTGTATTTTAGCATTAGTTATAGAACCATTAGCAACCTTTAACCCAGAAATACTACCATCAACAATATGAGCAGTACCTATTGAACCGTTACTAATCATAGCAGAGGTAATAAACCCATCTTTAACATTTAATCTATCAGATGATATAGAGCCACTTGTAATATTATTAGCCGATAAATTAATAACATTTATTTTACTGGCATCTATTGATCCTGTAGTAATACTATTCGCAGATAAATTTTTAACTGTAACTTTACTAGCATCTAATGAGCCTGTAGTGATGCTACTAGCAGATAAATTAGTAACCTTAATTTTACTAGCATCAATAGTACCAGTAGTAATGTTAGTAGCATTTAGGTTAATAACATTAATTAGCCTAGCATCTAACGTACCAGTAGCAATACTGTCTGCTGAGAGATTAGTTACATTAACATTACTAGCATCAATAGTACCCGTAGTGATATTATCAGCATTTAAATTTGATACATCTATAACACTAGCATCTATTGATCCTGTGGTAATATTATTAGCATTTAAATTTGTTACATCAATAATACTAGCATTAATTGAACCACTTGTAATATTATCAGCATTCATATTTGATACATTAATTTTACTAGCATCTAATGTACCAGTAGTAATACTATTAGCAGATAGATTTTTTACATCAATCTTAGTGGCATCTAATGTACCAGTAGTAACATTACTAGCATTGATATTTGTTACATTGATTTTTTGAGCATCTATTATACCACTTGTAATATTATTAGCATTTAAATTCGATACATCAATCACACTAGCATTAATCGAACCACTTGTAATATTATCAGCATTTAAATTAGTAACATTAATCTTTCGAGCATCAATAGTACCAGTAGTAATGTTAGCAGCATTTATATTTTTTACATTAATTAGTTTTGCATCAATAGTACCAGTAGTAATGTTAGTAGCATTTAAATTTGTTACATTAATTAAATTAGCATCCAATGTACCTGTTGTTATTTTGTCAGCAGATAAACTAGAGATGTGTGTACTAGATATTGCCTCCTGTCCTATCTTATCAGAAGTAACTGCCCCATCTTGTATATTCTCCGATGTTATAGGGAATTTACTATTAATTGACCCATTTACAATGTTCTCAATCTCACCTTGCAGTTGGTTGGCTAAATCCCTCATATCACTTGTTATATTAGAACGAACCTCCTTAAAGTTTGCTAATTTACAAGTGGTTTCACCTGTTTTACTCTTTTCTAAAACAGATACTCTAGCACTCAGTAACATTTGAGGCACAAAATCTGTATCTATAACAAAGACCTCATCACCTAGCCTAACATCTGAGCCAAGCAGTTCTACATCCATCTCGTAAGTGATTTTTGGCTCTGACCTTCTTTTTAATTCTTTTCTAGTTAGATATAATAATTCATCTGGGCTATCAGTTTCAGCTTTATATACACCTGTAATATGAGAGCCTTTATTATTCCACCTATCGTAAGCATCTTGGTCTATTATAAAATCTTGGTTTAAAGGCTTATCATCTGCCGATACAGATTTAAAAGTAATGTTACTATTACCTACACCAATTAAGGCAGTACATAACTCAGATGTATCTACAGTCTTTTTAACGTTAGTCATATTAACACCGTACTCGAACCTGTGCTTTGTTGTTCTACCTCTTTGAGCAAACACATCAATATACCTTGCTGCAATCCTATTACCTTGTATATCTACCCTAAAACGTAGCTCTGCCCCAAACGTTCCGATAGCATAATCTTGTAGAGCTTTATACACATTGGTATACTCCGTAATCTCTATAGTGTGAGTATCAGATAGGGCAATATCTACCATGCCCACATTCCACCCAGTATTTTCTAATATAGTAGTTAATAACTGTTTAATATTTGCAGATGGTATGTTTACTGGTCTAATAACCTCATTTATCAACTCCATACACACACCCTCACAGTATGCAGTTTTTAATAAAGTATCACCATGCTCCTCTGTTACCTCTGTAATCTGAAATAATTGGAAACCTCCCTCATCTTTAAAGGCTAAATAATTACCGACCTGTAAATAATAAGCCTCTTTAGTGTGTCCCAAAGTAGTTACCTCAAAGGTAGATGATGCAGTTTCTAAATCCTCTGTAAACAGATCATCAAAATATGGAGTCGTTTTTGATAAGTCCCCCGTGTTACTCAGTACTCCAACTATCTCCTCTTTTCTATCTAAAATGAAAATCATTTAAAAACCTCCTAAATTTTATATCTACAAAGGTATCTATTAAAAGGTTTTTAAACTAAAAAAGAGAGAGGCAAAAGCCCCTCTCCTTATAGCCATTTTTCAGTTATGGATGCAGATACATCTATTGCATCATCGTCAGATACCACCATGAATTGAGATGTCCCTTTTCCAACATTAAAGAATTTTGAGCCTATATCTAACTCAGACATAAAAGGATTATTATTTAACTCAATCTCATTATTCTCACAATCTATAATTAATTGATCCCCTTGCTTAAATATAGCTCTATTTGTTGTTGTATTAGATACTGGATTAACTCGACTAACTTTAATATTAGATACAGTCATTGTATCAACTGGAATAACATCTCCATACTGTCCGAACCAAATAACAACATGATTTAAATTCCCAGTAGGGAATGCCTTATCTGATAAACTATTAGAAACTAATCTTTGGGTAGTCTTTCCGTCCACTTGTTTATTAACCTCACAAGTCCATAGATAACCACTACCTTTTTTAACTCTCTTTAATTTAAAAGTACCTTTGAACTCGTTCCAATTACCAAACTTTCCACTATCAATTTTAGTAATAGTTTTATTACCATCTTCATCTGTTTTTGTTTCTGTTTTTGGTGCAGGTGCATCTACCCCATCACTTAGTACTAATTTATTTCCTATGTAAATCTCTGGTTGGGTATACTCGAAATACTGCTCACTATCTCTGATAACAAATTTACCTAATTTCTGTGAGTTGTTATCAAATAGGTATATCTCCAGTCTACCCATCCTATTCTCTGCTGATGGGGTTTCCCCGTCTGTTGTAGCTCTAGCTGATTTACTAGAATTAAGTTTTAGATAAGTCATGTCACAATAACCAGTTTTACTGTTATAGGTAACCTTGCCCCAACCTTTAGATATATCAGTTACAGTAACAATCTTACCCTTTGGAATACTTGTAAGTTTCTTATAAGATGAACCTCTCCCAGATCGAACCCTTAAAGATGGTTTAGCAGTTACAGTATATTTAGAACCGTTAGATGGTTTAGTATTCGAGTTAGACCCTTGACCTTTTACAGAGCCTTTACTATCATGCTCAACTCTAACCTCAATTTCAAACTCCTCAAGGCTAGTACCAATATTTCTCCTTAATGCTCCACCATGCCATTTCTCACCATCACCATAATTAGCACAACAAATACCATAGCCTCCACCATTTATAGTACAGTTACCCGTAACCTCTCTACCACTATCTAAAACATTTCCAGATGCAGTAAAGTTTGTAGTAGTTTCACATGGCTCATTCAATACTACTGTTGATGGCTTTGTAGAGGTTTTATCAACATCAACCCTATTACCAATTAGAATAGCATCACTTGTATAATTAACCACTTGAACAAAGTGAGCATCTTTAGAAAACTCAATATTTATTAAAGGTTGTGTTTTTGCACTCCCATTATTCTCTACAGTAACAACCCCATCACTATCTGCCTCAAAGATTTTATGACTATCTGAATAAGCTAAAGGGTTATGACATAAAAATCTTATAGTGCCTAATCCAGTACTCATTAATTGATCTAACTCTGTAGCACCATCTAAAACTGCATAATAATATTTATCTGGCTCATCTCCGATAACTAATTTCGTAGGGGTTTCTGTATCAAGCATATCCCCAAGTGTTCTCACAAACTCAAAGTATTGTGAACTTGTTTTACAAACTATTGCAAAATCCACTTCAATGGTTTTACTTTTGTATTTATGACCTGTATATACTGAGCCATTCATAGAATTTATATCTATAGAGTAATTTTCTCTCTCAGCTAACAATGGTCTTTTAACTTCTCTAATTTTAATAAAGTCTGTTAACTCTTTTCCTCCAAAATTTAAAAACATTATATATACCTCCTATTTTCTAATAAGACAACAAAAGGCACAGTTTTAAACTATGCCTAATTGTCTATTTTTTCTCTGTGTTAACCTGTTTAATTCCTCAGCTATCTTCTTAATATCAGTTTCCTCCCTTACTACCATTTGAGATATATTTATATTTACACCATTAGCAGCAGCAGTAGGCTTACTATCTGCTCCTATCATAGATGAAACTGCTTGAGCAAAAGGTTTCATTCTTCTTTTATTAGATAACGGAACTACTGCCTCATCTCCATTTTCACCTACCCCTATTACAGATGGTCCAGTAAAAATTGATCCCGTTTCATACCACTTAACAGCTAGTTTTGGTACTGATGGTGGATTTAATGATAATTTACCAGATATAGATAGGTGTGGTAGTTTAATGTTAGGTTTAAGCACTTTACTGAAAATACCCTTCATTGAGTTCCAAGCATTTGACACTAAATTCTTAGCACCATTCATTAAATTACTAATGGTATTTTTCACCCCATTGAAAATATTGGAAACGGTACTTTTTATACCTCCTCCGACATTCGATATTACAGACTTAATCCCATTCCAAACATTTAAAATGACAGTTTTTGTCGCAGTTGAAATATTTGATATAGTCGATTTTATTCTATTGAATATATTCGACACAACCGAAAAAATTGCATTTAGAACTGAACTAAATACAGACTTAATCCCATTCCATATAGTAGATACAACAGACCTAATTGCAGATAAAATCGTACTTATAAAAGACTTCACTTTATTAAAGATAGTCGACACTACAGTCCAAATAGCATTTAATACAGTTCTCCAAACCGTTAAATTTATTTCTAAGTATGTCTTAATCACATTAACTATAGCCTGTATAACATTCCCTATAAAAGCCTTGATTGAGTTAAATACAGTAGTTACGGTATTCTTGCAGTTTTGCCAAATAAATTGGAAAGGTAAAGTTATTATTGTAAAAGCTCCAGAAATTATAGAACCTATTAACATAATCCCTACCTGTACTACATTACAAATACCATTCCACACACCACTCATAAAGCTAGTAACACTATTCCAAATATTACTGATTTGATCCTTACACCAGTTGAACCCAGTTACCACTGCATCCTTCACTATTTGAGCCATCTTTTTAGCCCATTCGCAGATAGTGTCCCAGTTTTTTATTATTAGATAACCAACTGCTATAGCCCCCATAATAGCAAGTGTGTACGGATTGAAAGCCCCTTTAACTACAGAGCCTATAGTTTTTAAACCAGTCATAGCTCCACTTAAAAGGGTTTGAGCAGCTGCAAATAAAGTTGTTTTAGCAGTTGCTAATTGTGTGGCTAAACCGAAAGCATCTATTTGTAGGGCTGATATTACTAAAGCACCACCTAAAACTCCTAGAGCCACCCCTATGGCAGCCAACTCTAATTTATGCTCAGAAATCCACTCTTTAGCTTGTTGGAATTTATCCCCCAACTGTTTAATCCCATCTATAGCACCTTTTACACCATTGGCTACTGCCTTACCCATTTCTGTGGCTAAAGGTATACAGTCCTTGATAACAGGAATTAGAGCATTAACTACATCTGTAGCAAGTGGCAAGAGTTCTTTACCAAAGTTCTCTGCTACCTGTTGTACTTGAGCCTTTAAGTTTTTAGTACTATTGGCATAGGCATCAGCAGATCGAACTGCATCTCCTTGAGCATTCTTAGTTTGATCTAACATTATTTGATAACGTACCTGTGCCTTAGTTACCTCATCTAGTTTAGCAAACTGCCCCGTTAACCCCATTTCCATCATTTTATTTTGTAATGTGGTTTCATTGATAGCTATACCTAGAGCCTTTAAACCTTCATGCTCCCCTAGTATACCCTTTGTCATCCTATCTATAGCATCAGCATCCTGTACGTTATTAAAACTAGCCAAATCATATGATAACTCTATAACAGATTGAGATAAGGCAGATGCCTCTTTCTGTGTCATTCCATACCCAGTAAGTAAATCCCCTAAGTTTGTAACACCAGTCTTAATCTCGGTTTTAGTTCTACCTATAGCCTCACCAAATTTACTAGCCCATTTGTCAACAGATGAACCAACCTCACTAAATACAACATTAAATTTATTTTCCATCTCCTCAACATCTGAGGCACTTTCTAGGGCATACATCCCAAAATCTTTTATCTTATCAACTGCTAGAGCTGAACCGATAACACCTGCAATACCTTTTAATGAGTTAGTTATACCACTAAAACCACTTGAGGCATTATCACCAAGACCTTTTAAAGACTTCTCAACATTTGAAAGACTGCTCTGCAAATCTTTAATATCAGCCTCGATCTTAATCATTACACTATTTTTCTCAGCCATACATTCCTCCTAAATTTATAAAATAAAAAGAGAGAGGAGAGCTACAAGCTCCACCTCTCCCAAAACAAACTATTTAAAACTATTCAGCAAATCATCCTGTAGTTTTTTATGTTCCTCTTTATCAACGGATTTAATTCCTTTAGGACTATCGTCCTCCCTATCTGGATTGAATAAATCGGTTGGCTTTATCTTTTTCTTTAATGTACCCATGCAGTTAATTATAATTGAAGTTTGCCAAGCTAACTTTTGCATATCAGTAGTAAACTCCTCATTCCTTGCAAGGGTATAAGCCTCCACCATTTCATACAGTTCTACAGGTTCTAAACTATATAATTCTTTAGGTCTTAGCTTAAACACACCATAACCCCAATAACAAATATCATTCCAAGAACCTAAGCCTTTGGCTTTTGCAAACCCCCAAGTGCCTCTGTTAGTTTTGTAGTAACCATGTTTATATTTCCCATGTCTACCAAATCACCAACCTCCTCGAAAGTTATCTCTGGGTCATCTTTTAATAATCCGACATGGAGTAATGCTTGAACCATCTCTAAACTAAAATCTTTGTCTAGTTTGTCAAGTTTTACACCATAATCTTTTTCTAATATTCTTAGAGAGTTTAGAGTATATTTTAAAAATCTCTCTCTCCCATCTTCTAAAACAATTAATACACCTTTTCTCATTTCCATAAATTCCTCCTATTTAATAATTGACTACAAAAAAAAGAGTAGCCATCTTATACTCTATAAGATAACTACTCGATTATTTTTAAACTATTTTTTACCTTTTGCTGCATCAACGTTAGTTAGTTCTCTACCAACATTTTTAGTTCTTTTTAATGCAGATGCACCTTGTAATGATACTGAGAAAGTACAAGCATCATCCATAGGAAATTCCTCTGGAAAATCTGTAATGACCACTTTACCAGTATAAGTGTAGCCCCCAGTTTCTCCTACTTTTATCTCAACATCTAATGCCTCTCTATTATCAAAAGCATCATGTAGCTTTTCATAACCCTCATCACCTAAAGTAACAAAGCCCTCACAATCTAAAGACCATGATTTAAGACCCATTATACTCTCAGACCAACCACCACTCGTTTTATCTGATACATCTATAGTTTCTGCTGACCTAGATAAAGATGCTCCTTTTTGACCACCTACTGGTTTTTTAGTACCGTCTATATCTACTTTAAGTAATACATCGACACCTGCGACTTTTTTTGCCATAATACCAATCTCCTTAATTAAATAAATTTACAATAAAAAAGAGGCTTAAATAAGCCTCGTTAATAATCTACATTACACAAGTCATAACTCTAAAATTACAAGTAAAATAAAAAGAGCCATCCTCCAAAATTCCTTCAAAGAATGGGTATGGTTTTTCAGCTAACATTAGTATTAACTGATACTCTTTATACTCCCTGTCAGTTACTTTATGTAGTTTATTAATCATGTTTATACATATTCTTTCTGCATCCTTTGGGTGATCTGCTTTAACACCTAACTCGATATTAAAATCAAATACACCTCCCTGTTCAATCATCCCTGTAGTTATCTCCAGTTTAACTAAACAATCTTCACTAACATTAGGGAACTGAATCGGATGTATTTTATATCCAGATATATCCCCTAAGAGGTTACAAAGCTCTAATATATCCATAAAGCCCTCCTAAATAATTAATCTAATAAATTACCTAATCTAGTATTTAAATCCTTTGTGTACCCTTTGGCACACGATAAAGCAGTACCCTCTAAATATTTAGAACCGACCGAAAAAGACTTACTTGCATACTTAGACCTCATAGCCCTTTTACTCTTAGACTTATCACCTAATTTATATTTACCATCATGCATTTTGACTGCATAGTTAAACCCTCGATTAGTAGCCAAAAAAGATACCTCTCCAACAATATTAGAGCCTCCCGTAACTCTCTTACTCCCAGAGTTCTCTAAATTGCCTGTATCGGATGGGGTTCTACTAACTGCTACCATATACAAATCATCTGTATAATCTGTTATACATTCCTTGACTAAATTAGAGATTTTTTTAGACTGCTCAACTATAGCTAATTTTTCACTAACCTTTATTTTAAACATCTATATCCAAACCTTATACAAGACTGGCTCACCACTTAAATCTCTACTTATTGAAAGTGATAATATAGGGAATTTCTTTATAGTACCATTTATTAATATACCTACTTGATCCTTTGGGCTAATATTTACATAATGAGGTAAAGATACAGTATAACTAATCAAGGTACTTTTTCCCTTTTGTCCTCCCATTTCCTTAAACTCAATCTGTTCTTTTATATAACCCTTAACCTTATTACCAGTATGTGATACTATAGGCATTCCCCACTCATCCAACTCTGAGGAATATATATAAACATCATTATTAAACTCTCTAAGGTCTAACATAATTTTCTTTTAGTTGTATGTTGTGCCTTCTATATAACTGTTGTGGAGTTGGGGCATATCGTACAACTCTCCTTTTATCAAAATAACCTTTTGGTAAACTAAATACTCTATAAATAAAAGGTGCAATACTTCTATCCTTGTCTGATAAATTTAGAGCCACACCATCAACGTTGATGTATGTTATCCCTAACTCAGACCTTTGTAAACTATCATCAATTTTTAGCATCCAGATACTCTGCTCTGCTATATGTTCTATAGGTATATCCTCATCAGATTTATATTTATTAGGTAACATCATTCTTAAAATTCTTTGAGCATTATTTATTGCCTTTGTTCTAGTCCTACTGTCTGCAACATCCCAAACTTTAGACTGTAACACATTTTCTGCAATATACTCATCTACAACATTAATATCCATGTGTACCTCCATATAATAAAAAAGAGAGGAGAGGCTAAACCCCTACCTCCCATAAAATTAAATTATTTTTTAGATCTCGCAGCTGCTCCAGTTAATACTGCGAATGCTTTAGGATGGAATACTGCTATCCCACAATAGAACTCAATTCTTGTACGATAACAAGGCTTACTTTCTAATTGACCTAAGTCCATTACTTGAACTCCACCATTAGTTAAACCAGATACATATTGCTCTGCACCGAACTTAACTGCATAAATGTGTTTCTCGTCAGTTAAACCGTCCTCTACTGCTCTTATCTCAACATCACCATATTTAGATACCATTCTACCGAAAGCATCTTGACCCTGTTCTATATAGTGATTATTTTCTTGTAATAGTTTCATTAGCTCTCTACGAGTAGCTTTATCCATGTAAAGAACATCAGCTCCACCCTCAACTGCATCTAATAACTCATTTAATGCATCTAAAGAAAGCTCTTTTTGTATTTTAGTTCCTTTACCTTTTTCTAACCTCTTAGCTAAACCATCGAAACCGTTAGTTTCTTCTGTAGAATCACCTTTAAAGAAGTTTTTCTCGAAAGCCTTAGCAACTGCTTTTGCTTTTAACTCAGTTTGTAAAGCTCTTACATCGTTTATGTTACCTCTAGTCTTAGCTATGAATAAATCAACATCAACATCTCCACCTAGTATAACTAAATGTTCAGTTTCTCTTGATACAGTAGCCCCACTTTCAGTATAAGTACCGTTAACCTGTCTAAATCCTACAGTCGGTAAAGTTCCTACTAAGTTATATGAGTAACCATTCCCAACTACTTCCATAAAAGGTATTTTTTCTAAAACAGGTGAATTGTTAGCCATTGTAAGTATCACACCCTTTTGTAACATATCTTGTGATAAATTGGCTGCATCTGTTAAATTTAATCCTATTGACATATCCCCTATGTCCTCCTTATAAAATTTGTATTAAAAAAGAGGCTTAATCAAGCCTCTCAATTTCTTGCATTTATTTTTTTAGAACGTTGTATGCCATTGACAAAATACCTGAGTTTGTCATCTTACTTGTATCTGCTTTGGCATCTGTTTTTGCTCCCATTGGTTTCCCTATCTCAACATTTGGAGCAGTTTTATCTTTTCTGAATAAGTTTTTAGCCTCTGCTTTAACTAACCATTCTAACTGTTGTACTATCGTCATATTTGAAGGGACTAACTCAGCATATTCCTCTGGAATAGCTTTCATCTTTTCATCTATCATTTGATTTAGTAAATCCTCATAGCCTTTCACAGTTTCATTTGTTTTATTTATTTCTGCTTTCGCATCAGCTAACTCCTTTTTAACTGCATCAAGATCAGCTAATTGTTTAGTAGCCTCATCTAATTTAGATGTTAGCTCCTCAACTGTTTTATTAGCATTCTCTAACTCTAAAGATGTTGTTTTCTCTGTTTTTTCTGTTTTTGGAGCATCTTTCTCATCAACCTTGTCTGCATTATTAACATCATCTTTATGCTTTTCAGTTTTCTCAGTAGTACCTTTTACATCATCTACTTTTGCCTGTTCTTCTTTAACCTCTGTATCTTGTACCACAGTTTCAGTATTTTCCATTTCTTTTTTCCTCCTATATTTTTTTATATAGTATGGAGGGGAAAACCCCTCACACACAATTTATTAAATAGGTAGGGAAAAAAGATATATTGTAACTATGAAATATACAAATTGCATAAACACCATTACAAAGTTTTCCCTTGCCTCTTATAACATTTAGTGCAAGTATAAAGGGAAAATTAAACCATTATTTTTTTAATTTTTTTAAACTAGCTAGTTGTTGTTTATGTCTTTCTTGATCTTCTGGGTGAAGTGCCTCCATTGAGTTAATAGGTATTGGGTTATGTTTACATCTTGGATGAAATATTAAATTAGTAGCCTTTAATTGTTCATAAGACATATAGCCCTCTGTTAGCCCAGTTAGGGATATAACCATACCTTCAAAGTGCTTACACGGGTCAGTAGCACCTTTTACTGGAATAACTGCTAAATCTTTACCAGTTTCTATGGCTTGTTGCTTGATACCCTCAATGTAGGCTTGATGTGTTTTAGTTTGGACTACCATGTCTACATAATTTTTTAAGCCCCACTTTTTGCCCCCTTTATCAATGATGCCTACAAAACCCTCTCTAACGATTTTTTCAGATAAGCCTTTCTTTTGTAAATCTTTAATAATCATATTCTTTATGGTTTTATAACTCTCACCCTGTAAGGCATTTAATTGTAGATGTTTGGCAACAGTACTCTTAACCACTTTCTTTATACCTTTATTTGTATTGCTAGTAGCAACTAAAATATCTTCCATAGCATCAGAAATTAATTGGCTTGATGTGTACCAGTTGATAGTAGCAAAAGGAAAATTATTAAGTACCTCATTATAATTTAAAATGCCTGTGGTACTGATATAATGATTAAGTTGCCCACTAATATATTCCGTTTCGATCTTATCTGTAACCACTTCCTGTATTTGGCTCTGGATTAGATTTAGTTGTTGCTCAATTTGATTGAGTAATTGCAGTTCAGTCATGGCAGTAATACTATTTACATCTAAACCGTTATATTGTAGATTATTTAAAATATGCTGACCTATAGCTCGATAACCTTGCTCTAATATCTTAATAATCCTTGTATCAGAGTTATCTACAACCCTATTAGGTATGTTAACCCCTTTCATTTTATAAACCCTTAAAACCTGTTTTAAAATCTTCTCGTAAGTTTCGTGTGTCATTTTACCCTCCTATATAAAAAAAGGAGTGACTATATAGCCAACTCCTCCACTTTATCCTCATTCATATTTGTAAATGATAAATTAGCAGTTTCTATAGAGCCATCCATAAACTCATTATCAACTTGAGTAAGACTGCTCTCCTCCTCTTGCTTTATCCTTTCAATCTCTTTTTGAGCCTGTTCCTCAGTCATATTATTTAACCTCATAATTGCAGTTTTTTGTGATATAGTTTTTGCTCCACCACTTCGTATACTCATAATGTTGGCTTGTTCCATTTCGTCCTTTGGTAAACCGTCATTAAATTGCAGCAAAGGAATAGTTATACTATAATCAGCTAGACCTAAATTAGTTTCTAAGGATTGGGCTATATAAAATACTGATTTAAGCCCTTTGTGGTAATATTGCCTTTTTCTGTTTATCTTAGATAATAAGGAATTCATTCTCCATTTTATAGCTAATCCAGATGATCCAGATGTACCACTATCCCCTTTACCTAATACTACGGTTGGTATTTCAGCAGTAGTTAGCAATAGCTCAACTAATTTATCTAACTCCGTAAAAGCCTCATTTAACTGACCGTTCCAAGTGATGTACTGAGGCAATACATCGTCTTTACCCATAACCTCAAAAACTTTATCATGGGCAACTTTAAAGGATGCCATTCCATCATCATCCTCAGTTAATAACCCAGTAGGTACTGCCATAGCAGGATCACTATGTTTATCTAAAATATCAGATATTTGGGCTAATCTATTATTTATCTCATCAAGTATACCATGATGTTCCGTTAAATCATCTATACCCTCCCATTGACCTACAATACCAGTATTAGGTATATGAACCACTAAAGGAGTAGGTACACCAGTTATCACATAATGCCTTTCCTCCTCGATCTCTGTTTGTATCATCCATCTATCAACATCACCAAGTATATTATAGTGTAACGGAGTAACTTTATAGCTTGTATATAAAATCATATTAGGATAATGACTTTCTACAGATAGTGTGTAAATACCGTCCTCAACCTCAACTGGTACTGCTATGTGTATGCACTTTAATTTATCTTTGTTATACTCAAACTCCTCGGGGAATACTGTTTTAGGATCAATGTTCTCTATAAATATTCTAGGCTCATCTACCTCCACAGGCAGCATCCCATTGTATTCTTGCCCATAGCGAACCTTGATAAAAGCATCCCCGAAATATGCATTAGATAAAGCACTCTCATAATTTAATATATTTAAATTATTAGTTTCTACAAACCTATCAAAAGCCCTTTGCTCCCTTGTATCATCACCTTTACCAGAAAGTACTTTCATACCATCACCGAAAAGAAAATCGGCACTTTTTTTACAAATTATTGATGGTAAGTTAACTGATATTTGCAATATGTTTTTTTGTGCTTTTGTTAGTATTTTACTTTCTGACCATGCTTGGTACGGTTTCCCTTTAAATAATAATTCATTTGTTTTATATCTCTGTATTCTCTCATAATGCTCATCATCTGGGAATACAGAGCCATTTTTAAACATTTCAATAACTTTAGTTTCTACCATATTTCCTCCTAAATTTAAAAACCTTTCGGTTTATTGTAATACGTTCTTTTCCTTTGCTTTCCACTCATTTCGACAACCGATGCTAGAGCATCTGGTAAATCGTCATGGTCATGACTTGGGAATAACTGCAACATTTCTATTAATAATCTCTGGCTTTTCTTAAACCTTAAATAGCCCCCTTCTACCAGAGGCTCTAATTGTTCTATTCTATCCTCTTTTTTACCTTTTGGATTTACGGATAATACTCTTGTTGTATAAATACCTTTTACTACTAATCTATCCCTTAATTGTCTATACATATCATACTGAGCTTGAACGGTTTCAACTCCGAAAAGTTTCGGTTTGAATTGCTTTATTTTCTGCTCTGCAACCTCAAGGGCTTTGTGCATCGGTATTTTCTCTGCCCATGCATCTAATACATAGATTACCCCAGTCCTCCTATCTCGACCTACTGTAACGATGGCATTATAGTCCGACCTACTATTTTTACCTATAGCAATATCCCAGAAACTATAAACATCAAGATTTAATTTCCTTTCACCATAATATAAATCCTTATCATCATAGTATTGGAAATAATCAGTTTTAAAGATAGCACTATCCTCATCCGATGGTTTATTTAAGTATTCAGATGCAAAAGCCTTAGAGCCTACGTTAACCTTTAAATTAATTAAATCAAAATATGTGAATCGTTCATTCCATAGAGTAACTACACCCTCATCCATCTTTGCCTTATTGTCAAAATAAAACTTCTCAGCTTTAAATCCTCTGTTGGGATCATCTACATCTCTAAGTATATTCTCCACCTTTTCCCATAGTTCTGGGTGGCTAGGTTCTGATACTATAGCAGAATATATTTTTCCGTTAAAGTCCGACCTCTTTAAAACATCTGGGAGCAACCCTTGACCATGTACTAAAGTACCCATATAGATATATGAGGTTTTAGTTATATCTCCTATCGGCATAATAACTGAATTAAACCAATGAGTATTTTTATCCCTCAATTCTTTTGTGTTGGTATTCTTAGCACTCTCTAAATCATCTAATATTACTAAATCTGGACGATAAGCCCCATGCCTTGCACCCCTCAGCTGCTTACCAATAGATGCACTTTGTACCTTTATATTTGAATATGTTACAAAGCCCTCTAAATTGTCTGTGTCATTGGCTTGTTTATTGGGTGATAATAACTCCCCAAAATCCTCTCGTAGCTTTTTATTAAACTTTAATTGATCCCCAACCCATTCCACAAATCGTTGAGCCATTTTCTCCGTTTCAGATACTATAAGAACATAATTCCTCTTTTTATATACTATCTGATGTACTGGAAATACGTTTGAAAGGTATGCCGATTTACCGTGTCCTCTAGGTACTGACCATCCGATTTTTTTCGTAGGATTAAACTCTAACTCGTTTAGAATGCCACATAGTTCTTGATGGAAATTTGGGGCATTTTCATACAATACACCCTCTGGGATTAAATTATTTTCATTCTCGGGGTTTTTAGAGTGTGAGAAATATTCATATGCAAAATATAAAACATCATACTCTCCCCTTAGTTTTCGATAGTGTTTTTGTGCCACCTTGAATTTACTTAAACAATCATCTGCTAGATCATCCAGTCCCTGTTTTTTAGCATCAAGACCCTGAGCCTTAATTCTTGTCATTAAAAGCTCTAGTTTATCTAATTGCTGCGATACATCAAGTGGCAAAGTGTTATGATATAAAAACATCTTTTTGCCTCCTATTCAACTTATAAATACTAGGTAACTGTTAGATAGTTTTTAAACATAAAAAAGAGAGGTCGAAACCCTCTCAATATATTTATCTCATTAAATTATCTAAAAACATTTGTATTATTACATCTGATAAAATTTCCCTTATTAACTCATCTGTAGTATCTTTCCCTAACTTTTCATTTAACTCAGATATAGAATAAATAGCATCCTTAAATAACTCGATCTGTAGAGGGGACAATCTTTCCCCTAGATAAAACAAAGCATTTACATTTGTATCATGGTTTTTTCTAGCCTCAGCTTGAATAACTCTAAAGTTTTTCATAGCTTTATTTATTATTATTTTTTCTGTATTCTCCATAGTATTTCAATCTCCTCAAAACTAAGAGGCTTATTTAAGCCCCTTTTCATTAATATTGTATTTTATCAGTAGCATTATCTATTAATTGTAATTTTTGTTCAAGTCCAGATATTATCTGTAAATTATTTCTTTGAGTAGTATCTAGCATTTGCTTTAACATATCAAACTGCATAGCAAGTTGCACATCTCCAGATCTTTTAGCCATTTCTGATAATTGAGCAAATTGCATTTCTATCATATCTGATTGATTTATATTCATTTTTAAACTTTGCACATCAGCCCTACATTGACCTACATACATATCTATCTCATTTCCTGTTCTAGCACCTTTTCCAAATAACATAATCATTGATCTCCTTTATACACCCTCAAAGGGCTTATTTATTTTATATATATCTTACAAATATAAAGTAATTAAATTGGTAAAATGTTTATTTTTAGGTTCTAATATTTATTGTTATAATTTTTGTAACAAAAGAATCTATATTATATATAATTAGAGAGATATATATAGTAGGTACTTACGTTACAATATTTGTAACACAAATTAGTATTTATTGTATTAAATATTTAAACACAAAAAAGGAAGGCTTATTTGCCCTCCTCTTTTAAACGTTTTATATACTTATCTATTGTAGGTCTTGAGATGCCAGTATTTCTATGTATCTCTGCTTTTGTTATTTCTCCATTTTTGTAAAGTTCATATTGAGCCATAAATTGCTCTGGAATATCAAGTGTACTCCATTTCGGACGACCTAGCTCCACACCCTTAGCTTTAGCTTGAGCCATACCAATTCTAACCCTTTGACTTAACATATCCCTCTCCATTTCATAGAACACCATCATCATTTTCAGCATTCCCTCAGTCATGGCATCAATGTCTTTCGTACAATCAATAGTAAAAGTTCCTATTATTAATTTTAGCTTTCGATCCTTCACCACCTCAATTAATTCGCAGAGTTGTTTTGTACTTTTAACCATCCTAGATACTTCTGTACTTACAATAGTATCTCCAGTATGTACTGCCCTCAGTAAGTTTAAAAATTGTGGTTTCTCGTCTGTTGTATTATACTCTATATCCATAAATATATTATCAACTGGAACTCCCCTTTTAATTAAATCTGTTATTAATTCGCCTCTACCTTGTTTTGATGTTCTTAGGCTACATTTTGTATATCCATATATTTTATTTGCCATTTTTCGTTTACTCCTCATGTATCATGTATAGGTAGTATTTTATCATAACTGTAAAATTAATGCAATGTTTTTCTTTACGTTTATGTATATAAAAATAGAGAGGTGGGTAGCCCCTCTATTTAAACATTATTTTTGGGGTTAAACGTTTTGTAACAAATTTAACCATTGACTATTATATAATAATTTCCAGTATGTTTAAATAGTGGTTTTTTGGATAATATGGTAAATATTACGAGCCTCTGAGAGCCATTTTAAGCAAAGCATGGATATATAGGTATATGGCTTTTGGTACAATGGATTTTTGAAAAAGCATATTTTGTAAATCTGGAGTGTTTTACTGTAGGATCGAAAAGAATGCTAATAAATATACTCCCCCAAAGTTAACCCAAAAGTTAAAAATTATTTTGTAAAAATTTTTTTATGTTTTTGATTTTTTGGATTAGTGAAAATCTGGATAGGGGGGGGG